TCGCGTTGCAGCGCTTGAAGCTGCGATTGCGACACTGACACAACAAGTCGCCAATCTTACAGGTGGCAACAAGGAAGACGGTGAGGAAGTCGAACTGCAAGACCCCGAAACCAAGGATGCCCGCTCATACATCATGCGGCGCAGGCGGCGGGTCGGCGACGAGAACGACATTCCGACACCGGGCCGCAACCCCGACATGATTTACGAAACCGATCTGCCGGGGATCGAAGACCTCGACGGGCGGCGTGCGCGCAGCGGCGAGAGTGGCGGTATTGGTGACCGACGCAGTGTCGGTGACAGTTTCGCTATGGAACATGTCTGGCAGGACACGATCGCCAAGGGCGAGATCATCGTCCCCGGCATCCGGGTGCCGACATTCGATGGTCGGGTCAACCCGCAGATCACTGCCAAAAGATTGTGTTCGTTCCGCCGGCAAACAATGGATGCCGCGATTGCATCCGACACTACCAAACAACTGGTCGAATCGCTGACCAACTTCAAAACCCGCGACCATATCAGGAACTTGCGTTGTGACACGCTCAAACTGGCTTTTGACGTTGTCGCGGGGGCAGTGGGTGGGAACCGCAACCAGGGGATGGTACGGACCAGCGTGGGCGATCGTGCCGGTGGCAGGCCCGCGCAAACCAATGGGACTCCGTCAATCGCCGAGATTAACCGCCGGAATCGGGAAGCTTGGAAGACCGGGGAATATCGGAAACCAACGATCAACTAGCACGATCTGAATAAGCCGACAAGCCGATTAAGTCGAAGGTGAGAGATGAAACTACAAATCATCTCTCACCATTGCCCCAGTGACGCGAGGAGCGAACAGTAATGACTGCTTTCCTTTATCGTATGAATGCCGGTATTCCCGGTGAGGTTTCCCGGTTTCAGACCTACGGCTGCACGATCTCGCCGGAAAAACAACACGCCACAACGCCCATGACTTTGTATGGTCAGGTGGCGATCATGGCGGCGGCAAATGCTGGTGTACGTCCCGCGACTGCCGGCGACACAACCGACGATATGGAGTGGGGATTTCTTGTTCGTCCCTTCCCCGGTGCCGATGTCGGTGTTGGTTTCCCGTCTGGAGTTGTTGATTTTGGTGCCGGCACGCCTTTCACCAAAGGTATTGTCGATATCATGCGGCGCGGTTTTATGACCATCAAACTTGGTGGTGCGACCGCAGCGGCGAAGGGTCAAGTCGGTTATCTGTGGACCGCTGCCACTGCCGCACCGCACGTTCAAGGTCAGTTGGAAGCGGCCCCGGTCACTACAAACGGTTTTGTAATGAACCGGGTTCGCTTCATGGGACCGGCGGATGCCGCAGGCAACACCGAAATTAGCTACAACCTGTAGCCATTAAACGCAAAGGAATTAACCAGATGTTCACCTATGACGCGGCGCGGGCGGGAGCACCGAGACTTGATCGCAGTTACCAGACGCATGACGGGTTTACCGTGGATTCGGCGGGCGCATTCTTTGTCCACGAATTGGAACGGTTGGACCCGACATTGCACATGCCTCTGGCATCTGTTACTTGGGGACGCGATGTCGATCTGCGTGAAGACGTAACGATCGCCGACGATGCCGCTTCCTACACCAATTCGACATTTGCGGCACCGGGCGGCATCACTCCCGCCGGCATCAATTGGGGTGGCAAGAACACCACCACAATCGCCGGTATCGCGGTTGACATCCGCAAGGTCTCGCAGCCCCTCTTGCTTTGGGAAATGGAAGTCAAGTATTCCATTCCCGAACTTGAATCGGCTATCAAGGTCGGGCGTCCGGTCGATACCCAGAAGATCGAGGGCTTGAACCTCAAACATCAGATGGATATCGACCAAGTTGTGTATGTTGGCGATCCGACAGTTAGTTTTGTCGGGTTGTTCAATTCCCCGCAAGTTGCCGCGACCACTGCGGCGAATGTCGGAACCGGCGGGTTAACGACTTGGGCCTCGAAAACCCCTGCGCAAATCCTCGCCGATGTCAACACGTTGCTTCAGAATACTTGGGCAGCGTCCGGTTATGCGGTGATCCCCGACAAGATTCTTCTTCCTCCTGCCGCTTACGGGTTGCTGTTGTCGCAGACGGTTTCCGCCGCCGGCAACATTTCGACCCTGAAGTTCTTGGAAGAGAACAACCTGACGAACCAACGAGGCGGTACGCTCGAAATCATGCCGGTCAAATGGGCGATCGGGATGGGTGTCGGCGGTACACCGCAAGTCCTCGGAACTGTCGATCGGGCGATTGCGTATTCTATGGACCCATTGCGTCTGCGTTACCCGATGACCCCGCTGCAAAAGACTCCGATCCAGTATGTTGGTATTTATCATACAGCAACATACTATTGCCGTCTTGGGCAGATGGAATTCGTGTACCCGGAGACAATGGCGTATCTAGATGGGATATAGCAAAGAGACCATCTAGTACCAATCGCTTCTGAAAGGACGATGTAATGGCGCAGAGCGGACAGACCAACCGGGTGTACTTGGAGAACACGCTAAATCTCCAGCTTCCTATCACGGATGAGCACCCGGAAGGTGAGGTGCGGGTGCTTCAGCAGGGGTGGAATGAAATCCCCGAAGACTTGATGAACCATCCGATGATCAAGCGGTTGCGGCCCGAAAGCGAAGAGGAAGGGTCGCGCCGCCAACAGGTGTTGGAAGCAACAAGACAACGTAGTGAGGCTATCGCAAAAGCTGAACAAGAATACGCCGAAAAACTCAACCAAGTCGAAAGGGAGCGTCAGGAGGAACTACAACAGCGCACCGAAGAGCGCGACAAGCGCATCCGCGAAAAGGAGGAAAGGGGCGAAGTTTCCTACGAACCGCACCCGGACCCCGACGCGGCGCATGCCGAAGCTCTTACACTACCGCCCAACCGTCATATTGTCAGTGCGGCGGGGATGGCGTACAAGGGCGACGAGACTGTTGCCGCCGGCCAACGCCGGGTTAGGGAACAGGGAATGTCGCAACAACAGGGCGGGCAGCCTTCACAAGGTGGGAGCGGTTATGCACGCCAGGAACAGGCGCATCAAACAACTGCCCCGGTTGTCGATGCCGATGGCAACCCCACTGGCACCAACAAAGACGAAATGACCGGGGCCAGCACCGAAGCGGCTGGTGGTACGGCTCCCGTTAGCACTGCTTCTCCCACCAGTTCCGGTACTATTACACCTTCTGCGCGTGGTGGCAGTTCGCGTTCCCGCGAGTAATAAATGGCAGCATCCTTACTCGGCATTTATGCTGTAGTTGGGTACTGGTATTTCCGACAAGTCCTCGACCTATGTGATAACGCAACACCAAGCGAAACAATTTTGAATTCGATCCTTGGTTTGTTGTTTGGTCCGGTATTTGTCGGTGTCGCACTCGTTCTGCGTATCGTAGAGGATATGCGCGATGCCATTAAAAGAGGGTTCCTCGCAGGAAACTATTAGCCAGAACATCCGCGAGTTGGTTGACAATGGTTATCCGCAAGACCAAGCGGTTGCCATCGCAATGTCCAAGGCCGGGAAGTCCAACCGAGATACGGGAGATGAAATGGACACGAACGATGCCAGACTTACACTCAAATCCGGTCCTCCAAAAGGAAGGCGACGCTGGTCGAGCACGGGTGATGTCGCTGATCCCCGATCAATATCGCTTGTTGACGAGAGCGTCGAAGACGCAGGGTTTGATAACGAGGAAATTGGCGACGAGGCTGAAGTCGAAACCGGCGACGGTTTCATCGTCATGCGAAAAGGCCGACAAGTAAAGATTGGTGGAAAAGGCCGCAGCCGCGACGCCAACGATCCGAACAGTGTCGATGGCGCACCAAAAAGCCTTAGTCCCTATGCGCCTGCCAGCCGGGGGCGTACCGCTCTCAGTTCCTCGCGAACCGGCGACCAGGGAGCGATCCTGCGGAACATGAACAACATGAACCGCCGGTTCTGGCAGGGAAGCCGACGCGGGGGTCGTTAGTGTTTGGTGGCGGTTGATTGGAAGATGGTTCAACCGCCAAAACCACCGGGACATCGGCATGCCAGCCCCGCACTAACCCCGGCTTTTTATCTAGAATTCACCACTCTCCTTGCAGAAAGTACCGGGGCGGGGTTCCTGTCCTTAACATAAGGATTTTACAATGGCAAGTGTCCTCTACCCTTTGTACAAGGAAGCGATACTTGGTGCCGCCGCCAACAGTTCGCTCAATCAGGGTGATTCGGTCAACGGACCTTATTGTGCGTTGATCGATGAGGGGACGTACACCTACAGTGCGGCGCACCAGTTCTTTTCATCCGCTTCCGCTTCTGCGGTTGGTCCCGCCAGTGGCGTGCAATTGACCACACCAACTATTGTGGCTGGTACGTTCGATGCCAACGACATCACGTTTACCGCTGTCACCGGTAATAGTGTCGAAGCATTGATTATCTACCGACACAACTCCGGTGCCAACACAACATGGTATTTGGTGTCAATGTTGGAGAGTGATTTTATTACCGGATTGCCGGTCCAGCCCAACGGGGGAGACATACTAATTACATGGCATGCTTCTGGAATATTTACTCTTTGAGTTTGTGATGATGGCAGATCACGATCCGCTACTCGACAACCCCGACAATGCGCGCCAGTTGTTCCAGACCTTCTCGCAAATGAGCCACGGGTTTAGCTCGTTGGATGTCGTTAACGCCGCTTTCAATGTAGTGGTCAACGCGATACGACAAAGCGCATCAACCCGGCGTGCCGCATCCGAAATGTGGGACGAATTAGCCGCCCGGTCCAAAGGGCTGCTGATGGACGGGTACGATTCGACCGGGCGGCTAATTCGTCCCACATTTCGGATGCGGCACGCCGGGTTGATGCGCTTTGTCGTATCGCGTTGACCACTAC